TGTAACTGCTTAATGCCTGTTACTGTGATTGCGTCTTGTGCCATACACCAATCGCACAAAAATAGGGTGGGGGTTTACTTTTGTGCGGAAAAAGTTTGGCGGTTTGTCGGGAAATGGTTATCTTTGCGGCCGATTAGATTGTTTTATTACTTATTTACCTAAAAACTTTAAACATGAGAAAATTGATTTTTGCAGCCATCGCAGCGGCTGCGCTAATGAGCTGCGAGAGTGTGGATGAACAGCGCGAAAGCGATGGCCAGGAGCGTGAGATTACATTTGCCTGCGGCGGGTTTGACGTGGCGAGTGCGACGCGCGCCCTGGAGGCTGACGGCAAAGGTATGACCGACCTGTGGGTGATGGATTATCACGACGGGACGCTGGTGCAGCAGGTTCACCAATCGGGCACAGATGCCGACTTCGGAGCGCCCACGATGCGACTGCGAACGGGCGAACATCAGATTTGCTTTGTGGCCAGTCGCGGCACGGGGGCTGCGGTAGATACCGAGGCGCACACGATAGCGTGGGAGCGACCCAGCGACACGTTTCACAAGTCGATCACGATTGATGTGCAACCGTCGTCGGCGGCTCAGCAGCAGGTTACGCTGGAGCGCGTGGCCACTCGCTTGCGACTGACGTTGACGGATGAGGTGCCTGCCAACGCGGTATCGGTGACGGTAGCACCCGAACGATGGTACACAGCGCTGGACTATCTTTCGGGCGAGCCTTCGGAGGCTGTGACCGACTTCACCAGCACGGTGGCACTGCCTGAGAGCGTGCGCGGCACCACGGGGGTGCAGATAAGCATCTACGGACTGAGCTCGGCGGCACAATGGACCACCGATGTGGCTCTTACCAGCGCCAATGCCGATGGCGCGCTGATAGGGCAGGGCACCATAAAAAGCGCCCCCATGCGTCGTAACGTTATCACGAACTGCACAGGTCCGCTTTTCTCGTCGGTCACCGTTGGCGGTGTAGTGCTTAATACGGAGTGGTTGCCTGAGGTAGAGATTACTTGGTAGTGTCGGCAGCATGCGCCCGATTGTATTCCTCCATCTGTCGGCGCAGATTTTTCACTATACTTGGCGTCGGGGCTGGCAAATCATCGTTGCCGTCGGTATCGTCGCTTTCGGATTGGCGATCCCAATAGAAAGGTAGCCATTCGGTAATCAATGGCACCGTCTTGCCTTCGGGCACGCCCATGCAGTAGGCCACATGGTAGGCCACCAGTCGGGCTTGATCCCAGCTGTCGCGGCGCCGGCGGTTATATCCATCGACGATGGCGCGCACTTCGCGCCAAGTGAGCTCATACCAGAACTCGCGGCGCGAGATACCGATTTCGCCCACGAGCAGACGGAACAGCTCGTGGACGCTCATTAGTTTTTTGGCTTTTCGCCTTCGGTATTATCGTCGGTGGTGGCGGTGGCATCGCTCACGTCGAGCGGACCAACCTCAAAGAACTCTGTCACCAGCTCCATAATGGTGCTGGTGGCGGCTGTGATATCCTTCAGCGCCTTCAGGTCGCCGTCGCCAATAATGGCTTCGGCGGTCAACTTGGTGTTCTCGTCGGCCGTGAGTGCGGCTGCCACGATGAGCGCCATGCGGTTGTGCGTGAGGTCGAGATTGGCGGTGCTGAATGGTGTGGAGGTGATGCGCTCAAACCCGTCAATGGTTTTCAAAGTAAAAGCCACGGGGTACTGCTGCCCGCCGATAGTGATTTCTTTCTGTTTCATAGTTTCTTTTGTTTTTTAATGAGATAAATAATTATTCGCTGTAGGGCTCGAGTTCGCCGGTGCCAGTGAATCGGGCTGTGTAGGTGGCCACGTCGGCATTCTGTGCGTTGATGCTGATGTCGTTCAGTATGGCGGCACCTGTCAGCTGCATGCCGTCGGCTGTGGCGTCGCGGTTCTGTGCGCCTGCGGTGTGTGTGAATCGCAACTGATACACGCGACCTATCTGCAACTGGTCGGCACTCACGGCACCTGGGCGATACTCCTCGTCGCCATCGCTCAGCACGAGTGCATCCACCTGCATGTCCCAGTTGATGCTCACGGGTTCGCGTTCCATCCAGTCGCCTGTGGTGTCCTTGGTGGTGTTTTCTATCATTTCCACGGCGGCATGAGCCACGCAGTTGGTGCTGGCTGCTATACATGTCAGGTGTTCGGTGTCGTCGCCCACCATTACTCTGAGGTTTTGTCCCTTGATTGTTGCCATGTCTTTTGCTTTTTTGGGATTTTAAAAACCCCGCCGCTGATATTTCGCGGCGGCAGGGCTTGATAAGAACATTTATTAAAAAAAAGAAATTTCTTTATGCGAGCGGTCCCGTTCCCGAGAATTGCACCGAGATAGTGGAATTTTGTCGGTTCTGGGCGGTGATGTTGATGTCGTTGATATAGGCTTCGCCGGTCTTCTTGATGGCCGAGTTCTGCCCGACACGATTGTTGGCGCCAGCAGTCTGGTCGAAGGTGAGTGTCACCTTGGTCTTGTTGATCATCAGCGAGAGCAGATCCTGTGGCAGTTCACCGTTTGTGCCGTTGTCTTCCAATGTCACCAGAGATTCTGTCTGAGCGTCCCATGACAGTCCGGTCACTTCCTGCTCCTGGAAATCTCCGACCGAATCCTTGGTCGAGCTGTCCTGAAGCTGTGCAGATACATGGAATGTGCAGCTGGTGGCCATTGCGATGCACTTGCCGCCTACCATTACGCGGAGGTTTTGTCCTTTAATTGTTCCCATATGCTATTCGTTGTTTTGTACGTCGCAAACGTAGTGCACCAAGTCCCAGTAGCATGGCTTCATCCAGTCCCATTGCACGCCGTCGGTCTTTGGGAATCCCTCCAGCAGATTGGGAATGTATTCGCCTTGGTTGTAGAGGTCGGTGATGTAGTTGTTGACGGCATTCATGGCCATCATCGCTATGTCGTCCACCTCCTTCGGGTCTTTTGCTCCTACCTCGATGGCTGCACCCATCTGCCACATGCTCGGCATCCAGTCGTCGTCCTTAGTCGTCTGTGCCGGCTGCTTGCCCTCGTCGCGAATCACGATGTAAGGCAGCGGGGTGTTGTCCTTGGCATCTGGCGATACCTCGAAACAAGTCGATTCCACGCGACCGCCAATGGTGGTCATCAGTTCGCTGTCTGCACAGATGGCGTTGTAGATAAGTTGGTCGAGCTTCAGCATGGTGGATGTTCTACGTTGTGCTTCGTTGTTATTACTTTTTTATTGATGGATATATTCGCACAGGCGATTGACGGGTTCAGAGAAAACCGGCTGGCTGCCATTGCTGGCGCTGCCAGCCGGTACTTAAGAAACTATGTCACAAATCGCTTGCGCGCGGTGAGGGATTTAGCCGCCAATCTCGTTAGAAGATGCGGGCTCGATGAGCTTGATGAGCTTGAAGGCCTGGGGCTTGCCGTTGGCGTTGCCGCCGTTGACCTTGCTTGACATCTCTACGAGAGAATAGTCGAGACCCATGCCGAGGGCAATCACGTTGCGGTCGAAGTTCTCCTGAGAAGTTCCGTCCACATTGAACTCGATGCCATCAGCATATACCTGCTCGTTCAGGTAGCCGAAGTGACCGATACCGATGTAGCGGATAGGAATCTTCTTGGTGTCGGGATCAGCAAAGTCCTTCGTGCCGATGCCGTTCTCGTCGAACGAGTAGTCAATGTACGGAGATACCTTGTAGCGGTAGCCTACGCACTGGCCATCCTGTACGACGGTGCGGTTCGAGTCGGTGGTGCCAGGGATGAGCTTCGTGAACTTCAGGTCAACCTCGGTGGTCTTGTCCATGATGAGTTCGGGCTCACCCTCGAAGCCGAGATCGTACATTTTAGCAATCTCCTTGGCGATGTTCTTACCGATGTTCTCGTCGAGAGTCAGCTCAACGATGTCAACCTTAGCGAAAGGCATGTCGAGCTTTCTGAATGCGCCGTGACCATAGACGTGCTGAGCACGGAAGATGGCCCAACCCTTCTGGAACTTGTAGGTCAGGAAGGCGATGATGTCGAATGCAGCCTGAGCGACAGCACGACGGCTGACGGGAACAGAGGCAGCGACACGCTGTGGGTTGGTCTTGATGTTGGCGAAGTCCAGCTTCTGCTCAGCCACCTTGGTCACCTCACCCTCGATGGTAAACTTCACATCGTTGATAGAGTAAGGAATAACCTGTGTGCCAGTCACGCCGGTCAACATCTTCAGATCGTCGGGCAGTTCAATGCCTGGCACCTTCGTGTCGATGATGGGTCGAATCTCGACGGGGATCAAGCCGCCTGCCTCCAGGTTGGCGTTCTCGTTCTTGTCGGTGCCTTCGGTGACGGCGTTGGCGAGGATGGTGGTGGCATTGGCTGCACGGCGATTGGTGAAGCAGTCGTTGACCATCTCACGAATCTTGGCACCGTAGTCCTCACGCTCACGAATCTGGCTCAGCTCCTTGCCGGTGGCCATAGCCTTGGCACGGGCTGACAGGCCTGCACTCTCGCGTACCAGTGCATCGTACTCGATGTCCTGACTGCGCTGCTCAGCCATCAGCTTCTCACGCTCTTCCTTCTGCTCCTCAGAAGTCAGGGCACGCATTTTGGCCTCACGTGCGTTGGTCTTCTCGTCCATCTCGTCGAGCTTGGTCATGATTTCAAGCTGACGCTTCTCGATGTCTGCTTTTGTCATTTTTGCCATGATAAAAACGTTTTTATAAGGGTTAATAATTAA